AAATCAAAACCGGCGATCGGTGGGAAAAGATCCCCGGCCGGCGCAATGAAGCGCTTGATCTAACGGTTTATAACCGCGGCTTGTTGATGTCTTCGGGACTCGAAGAAGCTGATTGGATGAACCCGCCTTCATGGGCTCGGAGTTGGGATAAGAATACAAACATTTTCGATCCTCGAAAGCCTCACGAATCCAGAGAGGCCGATGATTTCGATTTCGATTTTTCAAAAGATGATGAGCTTCCCTCCAACAAGTTCAGCATTTTTGACGACTTAGGCAAGGATCTAGGCTCATGAGCTCACCAACAACGACAACCGAACAGCTCGCGGACGCGCGATCAAAATATCATCAGTTGTTGACCGGATCACTCCGAGTGACTGTTCGCGATGGCGATACCACTGTCGAATATACGCAAGCGAACAAATCGGATCTCAAGCAATACATCATTGAACTAGAAGACACACTCGCGGCCGAGCAAGGTACAACAACGCGAGTTCGCCGGACACCGATCGGAGTGATTTTTTAAATGAATGCAGCGATTGAAAAACCCAGACTTCGAATCGGATCCGGCGAGAAAATCGAGGCGGCGATGAGTCGTGTCGGCGCTTATGATGCCGCGGATTCGATGTCTCGGGAGCTCATGACATGGGATGTATCCTCGCTTTCAGGCGATGCCGCAATTCTGCCGGCAAAAGACAAGACAACCAATCGAACAAAGGATCTGATACGCAATAACGGCTATGCCGCTCAGATGCTACAACTCAGAACGAGTACCATCGTCGGACACAATTTCAAACTCAGCTATGCGCCGAACTGGTCGCTTTTGGGTTTGAACATGGAGAACGACAGCGATAAGAAGGTCGCTCGAGAGTTTGTTCGCGAAGTCGAAGCTCGATGGATCGATCTCGCCGAAGATCCTTCATGTCCGCTCGATGCGGAAGGTACAAGAACTTTTACGCAAATGATCCGCGCCGGCGTCTTCCAAGAATTGACGCACGGCGAAATTTTGCGATCAGCGGAATATATCAACCGACCAGGTATTCGAACCGCGATCAAAATGATCAACCCCGATCGGCTTTGTAATCCAGACCTAAAGCCCGACAGCATATTGATGCGGGCCGGCGTAACGAGGAACCGCCGCGGCGCGGCTCAGGTGTATCACATTCGTGAGAATCACCATTCTGATTCACGCTTCATGGGTATGGCCGGAGCTGGTCAGGTTTTTAAATGGAAACCCGTTCGCTCTCGTACACCCTGGGGGCGGCAACAAATCATTCACATTTTCGACGCGCTCGAGGATGGTCAGACACGCGGAATCAGCAAGCTCGCCCCTGTTCTCGAGCGTTTCAAAATGCTCGATAAATGGCAAAAAGTTAAACTTCAAGCGGATATCGTAAACGCGATGTATGCCGTTGTTATTGAGTCCGAATTTGATACTGAAACAGCGCTTTCAGCGATCGGCGGTTCAAATCTGAACTCAGAAAACAACCCGCTCACGGGATTGTTGAAAGCAAAAAGCGCCTATCACAAAAATGCCGGTGTGACGCTCGACGGATCCAAACTCGCGCATTTGTTCCCCGGCGAAAAACTTCATCTGTTGCAACCGAACGCCGCAAACGACTCACAACTCGAAGATCGATTATTGCGATACATCGCCGCCGGCGGTCACTTCAGCTACGAACAGCTTTCTTCTAACTGGTCACAAACAAATTACTCGAGCGCGAGAGCTTCACTAGGAGAGTCGTTCCGATATGTTCTCGGCGAGCGAGAGCTTCACAAACGCGATGCTTCAAGCATTTTTGCCCTGGTACTCGAGGAAATGTTCAGCAAGGGCATCATCAAGCCGCCTCGCGGTTGCCCTGGCTTTTATGAAGCAAAGAACGCCTGGTGTCGCGCCGACTGGATTGGGCCAGGCAAATCGATGATCGATGGTCTCAAGGAAGTGAAAGAAATTGTTCTACTATTGGAAGCCAATCTCATCACTTACAAATCAGCTTGCGCGCGCCTCGGTGAAGATTACAAAGATGTGCTCGACCAACAGATCATCGAACTTGAAGAGCGCAAATCAAAAGGGCTTCCGTTGGCTTCATGGGCTCAAACTCAAGTTCTCGCGCCGGATGCTCACGATGAAAATCCGGATGTGAACACAAACTCCCAAACGGCATAAATTATGAACAATTTCGATCTCGCCTCTCCGCTGATGATGGATCCTCGCTATACATCATCTGTTGCAATGCAAGCCCGTGACGCGCAAGAGCTTTCAGCGCTGATGTTTCCAACACGCACCGCCGCGGATGAACGCTCGCTCGCTCACGGTTGCCTCGCCGTGATATCTGTTCGCGGTTCACTTTGTCGAACTGGCTGGCGATCTTATGAATGGATCGAGCGGGATCTGACAGAAGCTCTCCAAAATGATGCCGTGAAAGGAATTGTTTTTGATATCGATTCACCAGGCGGGATGGTTAGTGGTTGCATGGATTTAGCCGACATGATTTTCGAAGCCCGCGGACAAAAACCTTTAATGGCTTTGGCAAATGAAACGTGTTGTTCCGCGGCTTATGCGATCGCATCGAGTTGCGATGAAATCGTTTTGACCAGAACCGCCGATGTGGGCTCGGTCGGTGTCGTGGCGATGCACGTTGATATGAGCGCGGCGCTCGAGCGATGGGGTGAAAAGATCACCTTGATTCACATGGGCGCGCATAAGATTGACGGGAATCCCTACGAACCGCTCCCGGCCGGAGTTCGTGAACGAATGGAAGCGGATCTCAAAACCATTTATGACCTATTCACAAGCACCGTCGCTAGAAATCGCTCGATGTCGGTTGAAAGTGTCGTCGCTACTGAAGCCCTTGTTTATATGGGCGAAAAAGCGGTCGAGGTCGGTTTCGCTGATCGCGTTCAATCTCCCCGTGAAGCCCTGGCGACTTTCGCCTCACAATTTAACACTAACTTTCTAGGAGCATTAAATATGAAAATAACCGCGTCGGATTTTAAAGACCGTTTAAACAAACTAGGCATTTCTGATAAGGATCTCACCGCGGCTTTTGCTGATGTAAATCTCGCGGAAGGTGAGATCGAGATTGATGATGTGCAAGCCTCAACATCAGCCGAATCGGAATCGCCCGCCGACGCTGAAAGCGCGGCAACATCGGCGAGCGATGAGAAACAAAGAATTCACGCGATCGTCGGATCCGATTTGGCCACCGGCCGAACGGAACTCGCGAATCACCTAGCGTTTGAAACTGACATGAGCGCCGAGGCAGCGCTCAAAACTCTCGAGGCATCCCCCGAGAAGAAAACGGATCCTTTGAGCGATGCGATGAGCCTCATAAGTCAACCGGATCTCGCTGGTGATGGCGGCGACGATGACATCGCGGCAACTGCAACAGGTTGGGAACAATCACTCAAGCGCACTGGCGCATCTTTCCGGCGTTAGAAACAAACCGGATTCAACAAAACCGCCGCTAGTTTAAGGGCAAATCAGAACCTTTAAGGGAGACATAAAAATGTCAACTGTTACAGAAAAGAAACACGCCGGGGAGTTTATTTTGGCTTGCGCCGAAGGAACTCGATCAATGGAACAAATCACCGTTCTCAGCGGTGCCGGTGTTCTTCAAGCCGGATCCGTAATGGCGATGGTTTCAAGTGGAGCAGGATCCGCCGCCGCTGTTGCGGGTAATACTGGCAACGGCGCGATCAGCTCAATCGCCTTGACCGCCGGAAACAAACTCGGTGTGTACAAGGTCACGTTCATAGAACCAGGCACAAACGCCGGTGATTTCACTGTCGAAGATCCAGACGGTATTACTATCGGAACTGGATCGGTTGCTACTGAATTTTCAGCCGGCGGTGTCACGTTCACCATTTCCGATGGAGCGACCGATTTTGTCGCTGGTGATGCTGTAGATATTACAGTCGCCGCCGGCTCCGGAAAATACGTTCACTTCGATGAAGATGGCGCGAACGGTTCCGAGGTTGCTCTCGGTGTTCTATATGATGGTGTTGATGCAACTTCAGC